CTTTTGCTTCGAAACCACGTTGAATAAACGCGCTAATTGGGAGGCGATAAAAGATTGCGCCATTTTCCATAATAGCGTGAAATAAGATGCTCCGACCTGTAAGACTGCTAATACCGAAGATAACACAGTCACACACTTCTCCATGATGCTTTTGTAAGTCATATAAATACTCCTTTTTTATTTGTGCGTATACTACAGGAATGTTTGCATTTAAGTAAGCCATAATTTATCATTTTATTTGGCCCCAATTAGGGCCTGATTCATAATCTACCTTGTTAGGTACTTCTAAGTCAACAGCAGACTCCATAATTTCTTTTATTTTATCTGCATTATTATTTACTGATATATCAAGTTCATCATGCACTTGTATATGTGGTATGATACCCTCTTTGTATAAATTAACCATAGCCTTTTTTGTCATGTCAGCTGCTGATCCCTGTATCAATTTGTTTAGTGCTTTGTAGGTAAACGCCCGTTTGATCCCTGGTCCGTGTTCCGCGAGTGCATCTTCGTGAGATAATGCTTTGTGTATCCCGAACTGATTAGGCTCCCACAAATTAAATCTACATCTACGACCTAGTAAAGTTCTAACTCTACCTTTGTCTTGTGCTCTACGCATTACACTTTCCATTAACATTTTTACAAATGGTACTTTGTCATGATAAGTTCTAAACAAATCTTCCGCATCTTCTTTAGATACACCTAACTCTGCTTGTAATTTATTTTTACCCATACCATAAAACAAACCTAAATTAATTGTCTTAGCTTGTGATCTTGGTATGTTAGCCATATCTGATACAATCTGGTGAAAGTCTGCTTCGCCTTCGTTGTATGAATCTAATACTTCGTCAACGCCATACAGTCCATCGAGAGCTGCGTAGTGTGTAACTAGACGTGGCTCTTGTTGTGAGTAGTCAAAACAACCCCAGGTACAACCTTCTTCTGGTATAAATAAACTTCTGATCCGTGGTCCAAGTTCCTTGTTCCGTGCAGGAATCTGCTGTAAGTTTGGATTGTTATAACTAAATCTACCGGTTACAGTACCACCACTATCAGATCTAATCTGATTTATCTCTGCATGTATTCTACCTTTATGTTGATGCTTTAATATGGTATCAATAAATGTAGTATGAGATTTATTTATTTCCCTAGCACGAGCTATTTGTTTCACCACTGGGTGAGGATGATTCTGCAGAAAGTTTTTAGTAAATGATGGAGAACTTGTTTTTGCGGTTAAGTCATATGGTAGGTTCAGTTTTTGAAAGACTTTCTCTATTGAACGTGCAGCCCATATTTGAACATCTACTAATGTTTCTTTTTTTACTTTGTGTAAGCATTCTTTTTCTTCTTCTATTAATTGTTGCTTCAATCCATATGCTGCTTCAGTATCTACACGAACACCTAAAAAACGCATATCAACGAGGCAAGGAAAAAGTTCTGTCTCTAGTTTAAATATATCTTCTACATCTTCGTGATACATTTGTTTCTTCATTTCTTGCCAAAGTTTTAGAGTTAAATCTGCATCTTGTTCAGCATACTCACCAACGTACATGGCTGGTAGTTTATACATCTCTGCTTTGTGATCTACACCCCATAGGTCTGCAGTTTCCTTTAATACAGCCTCATTTTTGCCTATTCCGACGTAATCACGACCCAGACTACCTAAATCGTATCTAAAGCGATTCTCGTCCACGAGAGAGCCAGCAATCATGGTATCTACGATAGTGCCATTAATTTTAAGGCCTGCAGCACGTATAAAACATACGTCATACATAGCGTTGTGAAATATCTTAATAGCGTCTGTATTTAGGACATCTTGAAACCATTTTAGGACCATGTTCTTATCCATGTTGCCACCACCTTCGTGTGCAATAGGATAATAACCTTTCCAATCTTGGACAGCTACAGCTATACCAACTATATTACTTCGGCCAGTTATAGATCCGGAGCCCATAGTTTTAAGATCGGGATCTTTTGTTTCTAAGTCTATTGAGATCTCATCGTATTTTGATAGATCAGGAAAATCTTGTGGTGGTAGCCACTCTGTCTGTGGTTTAAATATTGGCTTCATGAGTAGTCCCTCTCTAGTATCATTTCCAAATAATGTATTGCCTTCTTTATATCTTGTTCTTTCCCTTTCGACTGATGTCGACAGATATATTTTATAGCATTACCTTCTGCAAAAAGCAATTTGTTTTCGTTTATAAACTCTGCGGGCTGAATTTTCATCGAGCGATAGTGCTTCCCGCCTACCTGCTCTTCTAGTGAATTGTATGTTGTACCTTTAAATAAATCTTTAGATGTCATATGCTTTTTTCCTTTGTGGTTCTATTATAAATAAATTGTTTTCTGTTCTTGTGCATGCAACGTAAAACAATCTGTGTGTATCATCTGGATTCTTTTGATACTCATCGTAAGCTGCTCCAGATAGTTCTGTATTAATTACTACATTCTCTCTTTCGTTTCCTTTTACCCCATGTATTGTAGAGATACTTATCCTTGGTGTGCCAGATAAATCTTCTCCTGCTTTTATTAATTTTGATATCTTTCTAATATCTTCATTTCCTAATTCATCTAATGCTTCTTGCCAGTCTGCTTCTGTTTGTAATCCATACTTATCTTTTAATGTATCTATGTCATAGAACTGGTCTTTGACCATAGCTTTGAATAGTTTCTTGTCCCAGTTTTTATTCATCTTGTTAAATATTTTTTTACAATCATTAAAGTGCATAGGTACACCTGTTTTTAATTCATCCCACTTCTGTATAATTTCGTATATGTTTTTTACTCTTGGTGTTGCTTTTCTTCTTTGCCAATATAATCCTTTCTCATCTAACACATCACCTATGTCTCCCAACATATAGTTTGCCGTTGCTAGCACTAACCATTTACCTTTGGTAAAATCTACATCATATAAACTTTGACAACGATTGACAGATCCTGTCGTATTTTTTGGATAATATTTTTTTTCTACTCTGTTTCTAACTCTGTTAATAATTTTATTTGCAAGAGCAAAAGGTTTTTGTGGCACTCTGTGTGATTGTTCTAATATTTTTCTTGTGCCTTCTAAATTTATAAATGTGTTTACATGTGCACCATTCCATTTGTAAATACCCTGGTCATCATCTCCTGCAATAAAAGAATCTGTTGCTGCTTCTTCTATTCGTCTTACTAATTTCCATTGTATCAAACTTAAATCTTGTGATTCATCAACAAACATTACACGTAACTTTGGTGGTTCACCTGATGCTAAAAATTTTTCTATCATGTCTGGAAAGTCAATCAATCCATGTTCTGATTTATATCTTTCTAACTCTTCTGATATAATTTTTAATTTGTTTAATGATACCTGTTGATTATCTGTAAGATGATAATATTTTACAGGATCTATTTCTTTTGATCGTGCTATGTTTATTAATTGTATGTATGGATTTTTTGAATAGAAAACACTGTCATGATCTTCGTCTTGCTGTGTACCTTCTATCTCTAGTCCCATCTTCTCACCTAATTCTTTGTAATGTTTTTCTTTCATCACTTGATCTCTAGCTAATCCAAGTTGATTAAAACAAAAAGAGTGTAGTGTTTGAAAATATGGTAGATCATCTAACATAGATAATCTAAATTTTAATGCAGCTCTTTCTCTGCCTTCTTGTGCAGCATTTTTACTAAATGTAAAATATCCAATCTTATCTGGGTCTGTTGTCTCAAGAAATTTTTCTATATGTCCTAACAAAGTATGTGTTTTACCTGTGCCTGGTGGTCCATAAATTATAGTTCGCATTAGTAATTATCTTTCTTAAATGGTTTTGGTTTGTATGTTTCTGTTTGTTTATCAAATCTAGCTACAGCAAATACAGATAGCTTATGTCTACCCACACGTTTAGTTGTGCAATGTAGATTGTCTTTTAGCATCTGTGATGTTCTTTGGTATGGCACCTTCCAATGTTTTCTAGATAAATAATTGTGAAAGAAGTTATCAAATACAAAATGGTGGTAGCCTTCTTTGGTAAATGTACCTCCGTTTTTAAGATCTTCAAAGTCATCTTTCTGTATTCTATTTACACAATAGTCTTCAAGATAATTACGTAATATATCTTTTGTGCCTGTACCTTCTGCTGGTTCTGTTACTTCTGCATTCTCTAACAATATGTTTGTAAGTTTTTTCCAATCATTTGTTTTCAATGTTGGAGGATTAAATCGTAATTGTTTTACACACTCTTCTTGAAATAAACTTTGGTTTGTTAAATGTTTTGCAGAGTCAAGATACAATCTATCCCCATCTACATTCATGTAATAGTATGGTTCTTCTAATGCAACGACTTGTAGATCTGTAAGATTAGGAAATGTTATCTCTTGTCCTATACCAAACTTTCTAGACTTACATAGTTTTTTATCACACAAACTACACATAGGCTGGTCATTACATTTGTAACCCCAATCTTTTTTCTCATGTTGTTTTGTTATGATGTTTACTTCTATATCTGACAATGGTTGTGCCATTGCTGATTCGTTAAATAATATTAATTTTGTTTTCCAATTTTCTGGCCACTTAGACTTTGCATACACACCATAATGAAATAGTGCATTGTTTCTGCCACCCTCTCCTACTTTGTTTTGTACCATTAGTTCTACACACGGTGGTCCATCAGAGTATGGTGTCTCTGGTCTTTTAACTTCTATTGTGCTGATGTCGTCTTGTTTATATCTTTCTTGTAATTCAAAAAAAGCATCTATGCTAGCAGCTTCTCCATTCTCGAGAAAGGCATATCTTGTTGTGCTACTACAATTAAAGTATGGTAAGTTAAGAAAGTTTCCTGTATCATCTTTTGATTTTAATTCTCTTTGTTTTGGAAATACTTCTGATCCACCATAACCTAATACAGATCTTATCTCATTAAGTTTATCTTGCATCAAACTTGCAGACACATAATCTTTTGTAAATAAAAATACGTGTGCACCACCTGATTTAGATCTACATACTATCAGTGGTAATTTAAATTGTTTAATTTTGTTTATAAGTTTTTGATGATCAAAGCCTGCGTAAGAATCTATATCAATACATCCCCACTTACATTTGTTGTCATCGTTAATTGGTATGACACCTAGACTATCTACTCCGTCTAAATGTTTTTGCCATAATTCGTTTGTGACTGGTTCTCTCTTAACAAAGGATTTACCTTTTACCTTTGTACCATTACCATTTGATTCACCTACAATAGTGACACCATGCGCACGGTCCAATCCTTCAAATATATTTTTAAACTTCTCAATCATATATTTAAGTGGGCGACTCCACTCTCGCTTCGACGCCCACTACCTAGGATCTAGTAATTTGAATTAGACTTTGTAGTCTCTTCTGTACCGTGTTTAGCTTGGATCTCACCCTTACCCACAGATTCAGCAAAAGCTTTTGCCATATCATAGATACTTTTATCTGTGACTGGTCCTGCTTTTGATACATCCCAACCAAACCATGTTCCTTTGTCGTTAGACATCTGAACAGTGGATAGATTATAAATGTGGCTGTAAGTTGGCGGAGTAAACAAACCATTTTTACCCTGCATTTTAATACCCATCATCATTGAGTTCCATTTTCTACTAACTTTAAGTTGAGTAGACTTCATAGAAATCAAAGCTGTAGATGGATTATCTCCAACAGTTAATACAAAGTGGCTTGCAGTGTTTTCAAGATAGTTACCATTTGCTAATCTATCTTTGTAGTCTTTACCTCTAGTGGTTTGACTTACTATATCACTGTCTGCCTCGTGAATTGCAACAGGTGCACCAGTGCTGGTACCTCTATCTTGCCATTCAATGTATTGTCTTTTGTAAAAGACCGGTACGACTTGTAATGTGTCGAACAACTGATTAGTTACAGTGTTTATTATTTTGCCTGGCTCTGCGCCCTCGACATACTTACCATCTCTTTTGTTTACCTCTGGAGATAGTTGGCCCAAAATTTTTAAGAAAGGCAACGCAAGATCTTCTTGCGATATATTTTGAGCACCTTTATTTGCATCAGCTTCCATATCAAATGTTGCCAATGCTCCTTCTTTTTTTGTTGCTACTTGGTTCATGTTTATTTGTTCCTTTTTATTGTTGTCTTATTCTCCGAGAAAACCCCGAAGATTTCCGTTGGCATTTCTTTACCTGCCTCAATACGTTCACGGACTAACGCTTTCAAAGTCATGGGTTCTACCTTCATCTTTTGTGTCGGTTGGAACCCTTGACCTTTTGCAAGATCGGCATAATCAGCCGCCTTGTTATCTTCGTTGCGACCAAAGGATACGGATATCTCGTTT